CATATGTCATCGAGATAATCTCAAATGACATCCTAGGAAGCTTAATAGCTACCTTTGTGCCATCGAGATCTGGCTGTTCATCGAGACGAGCCAGGAACTTCTGCTTAGGGCCGTATGCCAGAGGAACCCGCGCAATATTCACGACATTCCCAGTGCCATCCTTGCGGACCACCGAGATGTTATTGAACAGTGTTCCAAATACTGAAACCACTTTACGGATAGTGGCATGGTAGAAGTGTCCTGAAAGCATATTGTAAATTATGAGGTGGTTGCTGTCAGAACCCAGCGCGATTGGCTTTCTACGCCGCCGACTATCAATCCAGTCATATAGACGAATGTGGCACTATGGCCAACGCTGATAATGCGGCTATCGTGTCCATATCCAAGCACCAAGCGGTTTGACTCCAATGATGCGCTATTTTCTTGGGAGAATATCTGATTCTGGTCAGTGTTATTCACTATGATAATAAATCTCCCAGCCGCTCCGTTTGCAAATCCGGTAATTGTCGATTCTGCAGTACCAGTAATCTTAAAGAATACTCCAGCGCTGAGCGCGCAGTCATCAATATTTGCTGCAGATGCAATACTCATTCCTTCAGTAAACGTCACAGATTCGGTCAGGCCGCCAGCGCTTCCTTGTGTGCCTTGAATACCTTGGATACCCTGAACACCGGTGGCAGTATTATTGGCCCAGTGACTTCCGCTCCATGTCCATGTTCTGACGCCTACAGTAAATTGTTGTCCTACGGTTGGTGATGGTGGGAAACTAAGAATAGAAGCCATAATTTATAAAATAGTGTGCGCGTGCGCAATACTCAGTTTGCTGGAGTAATCTATGGTTCACCGAACGGATTATGCTCAGTAAAATCAATGATGCCCTGCCCGCTCTGCTCAAAGGCATGATTCTGAGCCTGCTCATTATTATTTACAAATGTGGCATTTGCATCGGTAGTTGTGATGTCGTATATCTTATCAATATCCCAGGCAGCACCACTGCTTGATCCGATGAGCCGGTATTGGCTTCCTACAGTGAGCCGAAAGTTATTAAACTCGCCGTTGTTTGTAGTCAGAAGTCCCAGATAGATCTTTAGCTTTCCTGCCGTAGTAGTTTCTTCCATTCGAAGAACACTCGCTGAGATAATAACTGGATCTGCTGCACCAGTAGACAATACTAATGTCTGACTAACGTTTTCGCCAATATCAAACAGTGTTCCATTTGAGTTATCAATATCAAAGACATATTCGGTAGCTGAATTCTGCTGAACCTTGTCAATATCTGCAATGCCAGTATCAATAACCTCATTTGAGTACTCAAACAACTCGCAGCGCAGTTTATATACTGGGAATTTAGAAAGCTGATAGAATGGCTGCTGATGGTCCACAAACTTAATCTCAAACATCGACTTTGAGAGTGGCAGATAAATTAGATCACCTTCTGAAGGTCGATTTGCAGAAATTGTATTATTCCAGAATCCTACAAGTTTTTCCCAGGTGCGTTTAGCGACAACGAGAGTTGCCTGATCTCTAATCTCTAGTCCAAACTTTGAAAACAGCGATCCGTCACCATCGAATCCATCCACATTCTCCAAATACATCTCGATTGAGTATGCGTCATCAAACTTAGACTCAATAGCTTCATTGAGAATCATGTCTCGCGAAATCATATGCCGCGGAAGATACATGACTTCTTGTCCGTATATTTTTAGCGACTCAACAATCAGATCTTCATACAGAATCTGCTCGGACCTAACATTCTGAGAAAAATAAACGTTTCTGGGCATGCGCGCTTATCCCACGAAGAAGTCGATCGGTTTTTCCCACTTGCTTTCCATTTCATCCTCAAGCTTGTCGATCTCAGCATTAGCATCATCCCAAAGCTGGCGGCCATTCATAGTAACTCCACCAGGAAGCTGAATACCTTCAAACTTGATCAGATTCGCTCCCCATTGTTTCTTGATAAGAGCAGTGGTATAGCGCTTCAAAAACATATCGTTATAGACATCGGTATACTGATCCGGGTCAATTGTGGTGGACGCATCAATTATAATCCAGTCGCCAGGGATAATTGTATTGGCAAAGTCCACATCAATATACAGCCGATTCATATGGCGGTTGAACCGCACCGGAGGAACGCCATTCAGAGTCATATCCAGCATCTCTAGAAACTGGCGAGTCATCTCGTAGTTGACCAGTGCGCCAGCATACTGCAGATCATAGACATCATTCAGATGCATTTGATAGCGAGCAGACCACATACCCGATGAGCTCGATGAGTTATTCGTCATCGGAAAGATGCGAGAGACGAATATATAGCGATCCGGAATATCGATATACTTATTCGTGGCATTAGCAGTAGTAATCTGATGCTTGACGTAGGTACGAATCACCGCATCGGAGTGATACTCGCGGTAATACTGCACTGCATCATCTACGCGGTCTGAGATCTGGTCATCATCGATGTTGATCTCGATGACTGGAGCGCCTAGTTTCCGCAGGCAGTAGTCAACAAGTTCTTGTCTAGAGGATGGTAAAGCCATAGTATACTATTTATACTACTACTTTAACGCAAAAAGCGCAAACCGCGGTTTGCGGTGTATTTCACACCGGATCTAGCTTGAAAGTATGTACTTGGGAAAAAGCATGCTGCATTATTTCTTTGTTGATTTTGAACACAAGCGGTTCGTTTTTGCTTGAAGTTATATCAACAAAATACTGCTCATTCTCAAAATCGAAGGTTTTCGGTTCCGACGGATTGCTATGCTTTTTCACTAGATCTTCAAAATTTGAGTCGCGGGTTTTATCCACTGTGATTGTAACTGGCTTAATCTTTTTTACCATATAGGTGTTCCCTTTGTATGGAAATCTCGCCTCCAACTCAGGAGAATCAATCATTTTGCTCATCTCAGACACAATATTGTTAATCCTGGATGCTACCCAAATTTCTTCAGTAGGTTGTTCTGAAAGATTTGTTACGTTTATTTCTTTTCGCGGCAACTCATTTTGCTTAATATTTTGAACTGGCTGCTCAACCCGAGTCATTGCGGCATTCACTTGCTCTGGCGAATTCATAACTTGTAGTTCTGGTCCCCATTTGTTTATTGGACATCTGGAACTTTCTACGTGAATTTTAGCAGTCATAAAACATCCGCATTTTATGCAGCGACCTTGCTTATAGAACTCACAGCCCTCACAAATCTTTATTCTTTCTGCTGCTTTTTCTGCAGTGGATAGCAATGGCTTCCCCTTTGCAACATCCACTCCACTCAACCAAGCTTGTTTTGCAAGATTTCGTGCTTGCTGAAACACCGATGGAAAAGACTCGAGATTTTCGTTCTCAAGTTTAGTTTTTATTTCCTGATAATTTTCGGGTGTTAAATTTTCTTTGATAGCACAGCTCATGATAATATAATATAGGTTTTCATTAACAGATCAACTTAAATACTAATATATAACTGGTTTTGCGGTTAGGCTGTAGGCGTTGGTACAGCAACTGTAGCCGTTGGTACAATAGAAGTGTGTATGATAAAGCTACCTGTAGTTGGCTCTTTAATTTCAATATTTAGGCCGCCAATTGTAAATTTCCTATCATCTGGATTAGATGACTCTTTTCCGGTTTTTACTTTGTTTCTGAACTCTATCTCGATTCGTGATGGCCAGTCCCACATGATAGATTGTGACGAGATTCCTTCATATATATCAACACCTCCAGCATCAGTTCTGACTGCCGTGTATTGTGTTGAGTTGTATAAGAATTCACTGCTGCCAGAATCAAGAGATTCTGTGGCCAATCTGAGCATTTCTGCTCGTAGTGTTTCATCGAAGGTTGTTAGATTTACTATTGTCATGGATTTGCGATTACGTACTGGTTAAGACTAAAAGTTAAATGGGTTGGCGTCGTATGGAAGCGCACCAGCTCTCGCGTATGGGAAATGTCCGTCCCACCTTGATGGACGAACGAGGTAGACACCGGCGGTACCACCTTCGTCAACGCCGGCCCACGCCGCGCACTGGCTACATCCAGTAGTGCAGTCGCAGTCGTCGCAATTCGTAGTGCAGTAGCAGTCGTGTGGATTGCACTCTTCGCAATTTTCGTTGTTCTCGTCGCAGCACTCATCGTAGCAAGTATCGCAACCGCCAGTGCAATTGCAAGGGGTGCAGCCGGTAGTGCAGTTGCAGCTGTATGTATAGCGCGCCCACCGCTTTTCCACTTTAGTCCAACCAGAATATATGGTTC